CGATAGGATTAAACTTACTCGCTTCACTTGTAGATGTTTCAGAATTATCTACTAATGCACTTTTATTTTCTTCTGACATAATATAACTTTTTTGTTACTCCGTTTGCAAATATACAACTTATCCTAATAATTCATCTAATGATTTGTTATTAGTACCTTTTGTTGGTAATTGTGTACCTAATGTATAATTATCAGATTCATCTAAACCTTTCTCTTTTAATTTAACTTTTTCTTTCATGTCGGCAATGTCTCTAGCTCCATCATCTTTAACATCAGCTATTTGTTTTTTAGCATCTGTTTCAATTTTAGCAACTTGAATTTTACCATCAACTCTTAAACTTTCTAATTCTTTAGCTCTTTCATGTTCAGCTTGTTTAGCTTGTTCCATCATTTGAGCTTGTTGTTGAGCCATTTGCATTTGCTGTTCTTGTTGCTGTTGCATAACTTTCATAGCTCTTTCTAAAGTATGTTCAGCTTCTGTAGCTGTATCAGCTTTTAAAACTCTAAGAACATCTAAAAGTCCAGCTTTACCAGACTGCATAGCAGCTTGTGCAATTTGATTTATAATTTGTTTATTAGCTTGTTCTTTGCCAGTGTCACCAATAAATAAACCATAATCATTAAGAGCTATTTCATTTGGCATTACATTTAATATTTTGTAAGCACCATCACCTAATATAGTAGCTCCTTTAAAACCACTACTCCAGCTAATTTTCATTAAGTTGGCAGCTCTTTCAAGAACTCTTTTCTTAATTTCATTATGCATAAAAAACCAGGTTTCAGTGGTTAATGCAGACTGCTGTACAGATCTCTGCACGTTTCCTACATATTCACTTGTATTAATAGCACCAGCTCTTTGTCTACTAATACCTGATATTTGACCTGCTGTTTCCTCAAGCATTAATTTTAAATTAAATAACTGAGATACAGACTGAGAAATAGTAAAGTCTATTTGTTGGAATTGATTAAAGGTAGCCATTTGATTACCTTCATCTTTACTATTAATAGGAATAATACCATCATTTTTTAAGTGATACATTACATCTTGTATATCCATACCTATATTAGTAGGTAATTGAGATACGTCATACACAACTGCTTTACCACCTGAACGAGCCATAGCTAATTCAATGTGATACATAGTAATGTTATAAAGCATTTGTACGTTATGTAATAAGTCTACGAGTGACTGTGGTCTGCCTGTGCTATTATTTCTAATTACGCCAACATAAGAAAGTGGTGTAGAGCCATAATCATCAACTGATCTTACTTGGTTTGGTCTACGTCTGCAATTTACAAGTACAACACCACCAATTTTAGTTCCTTCCCAAATATCGTCAACATATCTTGTTTCGATAGTATCACCCTTACGTCTTTTGTAATCATCTGGAACTAATTTTTTAAATGGTCTTTGTGGATCGTATTTATTTTCAGATACTTTAAACTTAAGTGGTTTAATAGACTTCCACTCACAAGTTACTACACGTATTCTGTTTTCAGTTCCATCATTCCAATCAAGCCATTCAAAGTCATGGTTGAATTTTTCAGCAGCATTTAATGATGCTATTCTACCCATTTCTTCTATTTGATTAATTTGATCTCTATCTAAAGAGTCTGCAAATTCATCAAGTATTTCATTAACGCCTAACCATCTTTCTTCACCAACCCACTGAGCATCATCTAAAAAGTCTGACTCTGAGTTAGTATCATATATAACGTTTCTTGGATCTATACGTCTAACAAATGGATCACCATTTTTAATATATACTTTATAAAATTCTTTAGAGGTTACTAATAAATCTCTAAATCCATTCTTAAATACATCTTTTAGATTGTATTTATTTAATATATACTCTAAGCCATCTTCTACCGTCATTTCAATAGCTTCTTTGTAAGTATACATCATGTACTCTTCTACATCTTCTGGCATTGGCAATTGATCCATATCCAGTTGCAAATCTTTTGGAGCTAACGCTCTAATCTCTTCAATCTGCTCATTAATGTATTTTTTTATTTCTATTGCAACTTTTTTGTCTAATTTTCTTAGAGTTGCTGCTTTATTAATAGTAGAAACCTTTTTTTGTAGTGGTCTTGTTAAATCTTCACCCATAAGTAAGTCAATCTTAGGTGCTATAATAGGATAATTAACAAGTTTAGCAGGATAAGCTGCTCCATATTGCTCAGTCACATATCTGTATTCGTCTACGTCAACATGACCATTATATATGTTGTAATTTCTAATATCATCAAGTCTTGAATGCACAAGCGGAGCATCATCAGTGTTCATTGTACTGACAATAGCATCAATCATTGCTTCGCACCAAGCTTCATCTTTTTCGCTATCAGGTAATAGCTGTTTCGGAAATGTAAGTGTGTTATACATTTATTAAGATTTTTTAGGTATACCTCTACTATTCATTGCAAATTTACGAAATCCCAACGATTCTTTACTAATTTTTTCATCTACATCCAACACTCTTCTAGAATAATTATCATTATTATGTAACAAACATAGTCCAAAAGCTATTGCACGGTCTGTATTTCTTTGTCCATAGTATGATAATTCTTCAAGCAAATCATAAAACCAAATATCTTGTATATTAGACTTTATGTATTCATCCATCAAATCCTCCATAAATGATTTTACTTGTTTATTCATGTGGACACCATATGTATTTCTTGTAAGTGTTCTTATATTATGTGCTGACGCAGGTTTCTCTTTTAAAAGTGATTGCATGCCTTCTTTTTTAAAGTAATCTATGATTGCTATCTTAGTATACTCTATAAGCATTTTAGCATTATAATATACAGCTAACTTTAATACGCCGTCATAAAATTCTTCTTTCCTATCAGGTCTATCAGTATATTCAGCTATAATATAATCTCCTGGTTCATTCACATTAAGAAATCTTCTATATATCATAGCACAACCCTCAGATGTACTAGCACCTGCTTTGTCCTGGTCGTAACTATCCACACCACCTATATCTAAACCAACGAAGTTGGTTCGCGGATGTGCGAGAATTTTAAATTTTCCATGTTTGTGTGGTTCAAACTCCACGGAAAGTGTTCCGTTGTCGCCTGACACCCAATGCAAGTTTCCTTTTTGTATTTGACCTCTTGCTTGCGTATTAGTCATTATAAGACCTCTTTGTTGGTTTATAAGTGATATATTAAATCTACTAGACTTGGTATTTAAAAACGCTTCTTCAACTGTTAAAGGATAGTTTTGTAAGTGTAAGTTATAAGCCTTTTGATCTGCTTCCACTTTTCTTCTATCTTCTTCAAGTTTTTCTCTAGCTCCATTCTCATCTTCATCACCAGTGTTAATGTCAAAAAAACCATAGTAAGCACGTGAAGCTGGAATAAACATAGGAACTAGGTTGAACGCTTCTGCGTTGTAATACATTTCCATAAAGTCTTTAGATGCTTTTGTAATATCACCACCAGTTCCTCCAACTATTGGAACACCATATTGTATATCGCCATCCATAAAACAAGCTTTAGATGACATATAAGCATTTTTAAGTCTCTTAAACTCCCCAGCTTCTTCAAACACCATAACACCTAAACGCTCACCTTTAAATACTTCTGGGTTATCCATAGTACGGCATATAATCTGTGATTGGTATCCACCAACCTCCCACTTGCCGTCTTTATTTTTCATTTTATATCCAGCTTTCAGTATTTCGTCTGTATCACGCAGTATAGAATGTCTGAAGTTCATATGAATATTATTCAGTCCATTCTTAACTTTATTAAAGAAGGATGTTGCTGATGACTGCAATCCTGCTGCTACACCAACGTCATTAAATGGAAAGAATGTATATTCATGGGCTAATATACCAGAGTTCATATAGGAAAAACCTTTATCCCTGGCTTTTATAATAATCATACCTTTTTCTTCGTCTTTGCATGTTTCAAACATATCAAAGTATTCTTTATCCATGTCTCTATACCACGGACTTATTAAGGTCTTACGATTACCTCTTTCGCCAGAGTTTCCTAGTATTCTAAAGTAATTTAAGTAGAAGTAATACTTCCCAGAGATTTTATCCATGCCTTTAGGCTTATAGCCATTTATGCATCTATCACGTTCTCTTTCCCAGTATTCTTGATATGATATAGAGTCAGGACTTAAATCAGGATGTCCATTATTGACTACAGGTCTATACTTCTGTACATCACGCATCTTGGTCTCTATTCATTTTACTTTCTAAAAACGAAAGCTGTTTATCACCAACTATCTTCTGTCTTTCACCTCTACGCTCTATAACGTCTAATAAAGTCTGACGTGTCTTTAATATTTTTTCTATACCTATCATTAGTTTTTGTAAAGTCTCAGCATTGTCATCATTTATAATCATGCTATTCATATACTTTGTAAACTGATCTATTTTCTTATTAAAGGCAAGTAACTGCTCATCCAAAGGATCAAATTGTAGTTTTTTATATTTATCTACTGCTGCTTGCAGCACGGATTTTTTTGAACCTTTCCAATCATAGGTGTCAAACAAGTCTTTATTAACGGCTTTGAGTCTTTCGTCCTCAGACAAGTATCTATATGGACTTTCATAGTCATGCATTAACGCCACCCACTTCATAGCTAACTCCCCCATACCCTCAGCTTTCATTAAGCTTTTAAATTCAGGAATCAACATAATAGCATCAGCATCTTTATGAACGCTACCCTTTTTGTTTATTTTTAATAAATACATATTATACCTTCTCTACTATTACTCTTATCATATATCTATAACCAGGTGGATCGGATTTTTGTGGTTTGTTTACAAAACATCTTCTAAAATCTTTTTCAGACATTTTCGCATCCATAATATATTCTTTAGACTTTAATTCTTTAAATCCTGCTTCTTCAAATTCTCTAATAAATCTTTTAGAGTCTGACATAAGTTCAAGATAATCTTGGTAATATTTCTCTAAACCATATAAGTTGCCTTCAATGTGACGGACCTTACCGTTCTCCATTTCAAAGCCATGTAGATTTTCTCCCATTTTGCAAAGTTAAAAAAAATTTTTTGTGTTTGAGAATGAGGGAGGCTATATGTGTCTTACCCCCCTGCACATACATCCAACCTGACTAGGGGGGCTTATTTAACCAGAAGCAACATAATGCTTCACAAAACTATTTATATTATGTTTAGAACTATTTTAAACGAAATGATTTACTCTATAGCAGTAAGATTTCACAAAACTATCAAAGCTCTTATTAAATTCTTAGGAGCATTACTACTATTAGTATTAACACCTATTCCATTTATATTAATGGCTATAGAAGCACTAATAACAATACCAATAGGAAAAATTGGTCAACTATTCACTAAAACTATTAACAAATTAAATTAAAACTAAAATGGAAAAAACATTTAAGCAACAATCAGCAGAACTATTATTAAAATGGGCAACCTTAGAAAAAGAAAACAGCTTTAGAAAAGGATATGCTCAAGCAACAATAAATAATGCTCTTCAATTCAAATCCCATAAGTCAATAAGAAGACAAATAGGATATACAATTGCAACAGTAGAAACTTCAGCAATATTAATA